AACAACTTTTCTAACAGCGAAGTCATCTAAGATGCCTTTACTCTTTTCCCCCTCTATAAACTGAGTATTGCTTTTAAGCGGAGAGAAATACTTATGAATATTTTTTTTTCTAACCATCTGATAATTAATAAATCCAAGTTAATAAATTTATCGCGTTGGCACAAAGCATCTCTGATGCGACTGCTCGGAGCGATTACGAAGAAGTTACGATTTCAAAACCTGTGCCTGTGTGGAACCAAATTTTGCTTCCAGAAATAAATATAATGCCTTCGCCAGAGAGATTTGTAGGATCTAAATCTTTTGGCAATACAAGAGAACTAGGAGCAACAGGGTCTCCAATGACTTCTGTCATTTTATTTTCCCCCTTTCTTTTTCTCTTTAACTTTTTCTGCGTCCTCGACTTTTTTCCATTCCAAATAATATTCAACATCACTCATTTTAGCTTTGTCTTTTGCGATTCCCTCTGGAAGAACTCCATCTATATTTCTTTGATTCCACCATTTCTGACCTCTTCTTTTTTGTCCTTCGTGGCTCATTCTTTTTTCATCTCCTCTTCAGTTGGTTCTTCTTTTTCAACTGCTTCTTTTTCTGGTTCTTTAATTTCTACCATTATGCTTGTGTGTTTGTTATTATGTGTATAGCTTCTGGGTTTACAATTTGTGTGACCCCTATTTCCCATGCACTTATAACTTTTTTAATTCCCGGATGATCTTCAATAGCAACTTTTAAAGGTTCTAATTGTTTGAAAGTTACTGCTAATTGTCCTATTAAAATGCATGCTTCATCAGCATCTACTGCATTGCTTACAATTATTTTTAAACCGCAAACTTGTCCTACAACTCCATTACTTACAACATCAGCAGTTTTAAAACTTGGATTATTAATTACTTTTGAGTTCATTAATAGATGTGTGTAATCTTCTTCATAATTATCTACTGCCATGTATTGAATACCGACGAGAATGTCTCTTATTGGATCTCTATTTGCAGCACTTGCATCATCCCAAGTTGCAGTTGCAGCAGCAGTATTAACATCTGCATCAGCAGTGATTGCAGCATATATTGCTCTATCAACAGAGTAAGCGATTGCTTCTGCTATTTTGAAAGATTGTCTTGCGATTGTGTCTATTGCATTTGAGATTTCATCTTCATGAGAAACAACGCCAGCGCCTGCATGCTTTACATGATAAGAACTTGTTAAAGTCCATTCAGCTTCCAGGTATGGAAATTCAGCTAATCTTGGAACTCCTTTAACATTGTGCCCTACTGTATGGCCTGTGAGAACGGTCTTTGTTTCCTTGTAATAGTCTTCTCTCCATTTGTTAGAATTTTGAACCAGACAAACTTGTTTCAGTTTATACTTTTCAGAAGCAAAACCTTTTACTGCGCTATCGACATTAATTCCTCTAATATCTGCTTGTTCAACAACATCCGCCATTATTAATTACCTCTCAATCTGCAACGAATTATTTCGCTTGAAGATCCTGCTTCTTCGGCATTTCCTAGAAATTGACCTAATTGGACTTCTGCTTCTGTTGCAGCTCGAATAAGATTTGCACCTGATAAACATACTTGTTCCCCTACTGTACAAGTTGCTCCTGGGGCAAGAGTTAAATCAAAAACTCCGTGAAGATGACATGCGATTGATGTTGCACCATCATTAGCAACTTTTTCAGCAGCAGCGATTCCTCCCCATTCATCAACTCCAGAACTAGCGGCTACGGTATTTGGATCAGATAAAGCTAATAAACATCCTTTCTCAATAGTTGTGCCATCTGCACATGTTCTCCTTACTGGATGTATATTTCTTGGCAGCTCTACAATTATTGCTTCATTAGCCATGCTTAATTTGAATCAATTAACTATTTAAGTTTTTCGGTAAGCCGAATAACTGCCAGAGTTTTGCTATTAATCCTATTGTAGCTAAAATACAGAGATAAAGTAGGTAAAATTCTGTGAAAGTCATTTTATTTATAGCATTTCTCCAAAAGTTGAATCTTTATCTTCTTTAGTTCCTATGAGATGAACTCCAACTCCATGTCTAAATATTTGCTTTTTTTTAGAATTAATTTCTTTTTGATTTGGCAGAGGATCTAATCTTAAAAGTTTAGCAGCATATTTCTTGATTTTATTTAGAAATTTATTTTCTTTGTAGTCTGAATGTCCTAGAAGAGTCATTGCATCGTGGAGTTTATCCCTTGGGATTGATGCTTCCCAGAGCTTTACTTCCTTTGGAGAGAATTGAATTACTGCATTTTGTTTTTTGTATTTATAGCCAAAATAGTTATCTTCACATCTATCTAGAAATTCTCTTGTGAATCTTCTATTGCCTCTTGTTATGAAGTATAGATGCATTTTATTCTTTAAATTTACTTGTATCTCCTACTAACAATCCACGAGCATATTCAGCATCAGTTTTCTTTTCCTTTTCTTTGGGAGTTGTAGAACCTCCAGCCAGAGATCTCCCAGCGAGAGCCTGTTCTGATAGTAGTTTCTCTTGTTTATCAAGGAGTTTCTTAGTTTGTTCATTTGCCTTTTCTAGTCTCTCTGCTGTCTCTTTTGATTTATCGAGGAGTGACATACTTTCGATTGGGCTTTCAATCTGTTCTTCTTTAACTGGTGCTTCCTTTGCTTCCCCCTTAACTTCTTGTTCTTCTTGTGCTTTTTTTTCTTCATCCATTTTTTTAACCTCCTTACAATGTTTTTTAAAATTTCCTTGAAAATGGCCTGGGGAATTCTCTTTTTAAAATCTGTTTCATTACATAATATAGAATAAATAAATAACAAAACACAATATAATAAAACTAATAATGATAATATTAATATAAATAATAATGATATAATTTCCACTTTTTTATCCTTTTTCTAATGGGTTTTTAATTGTTATTCCTATACTCAATCCAATAATTCCAATTACTGTGCTCAAAATAATCCCATTTATCCCTTTCGATAATGCGTAAATCTCTATTATTGTCAGGCAGAGAATACCTATACATATTACTTTCCAATCTGGTTTTTCTTTTATTTCTGCCATGGAGATTTTCCCGACACAACTTCTTTATTCTTTTTTGCATCTTCTCTTTTCTTTATATCTTTGTTTTCTTTTACAACTTCTAAATCTATTTCTATTGGTTTCTCAAAAGATATTTCTAATCCTAATTGATTTTTTATTTCTTCTGAATATTCTAATTGCTCCATAATTATCTTTTCTTTAAATCCAAGATAGTTTAATTTTCCTGCTGCTAAAGATACTTCATCTGATTTTCCTCTTATTAAATCAGGAACATTGGAAGATTCTGTCCAAAATGATCTCAGAAATGTTAGCCATGGAAGAGGATCTAAAGTTGAATATTGGGGAATTGATACTCTTTCCACTTTTTCTACAACTCCAGAAGGGATTATTCTGTTCTCCATATTCTTTGTTGATTTTGTATAAACAGCTTCTATCTCTGCTAGTTCTACTGGATCATCAGTTCTTGCGTATATTTCTAGGATTGGTTGAACGTATCTATGAAAAACTACTGCTAAATCTCCCATTGATTGATGTTTCCATTTCATAATATCATAAGTTTTTTCTAATTCTGGGATTCCATGAATTTCATCTCCTATTCTGTCATTGGAAATATGGAAGATTTCTTCTGGTTCCCAAGATGTTAGTTTTTTAGAAAATGGAAGATTTGGATTTAATGGAGATACTTGCACATATCTTTTTATTATTCCATATTTGTCTGCTTCTATTCTTATGCTCCCAGAATTTAGAATTTTTATATTTATTATTCTTCCTGCTTTATCCCTGATAATTTCTGAATATGCATCTCCACATATTTTTGAAACTCTCTTCATATTTTTAAGGATTTTTCTAAAGGTATCATTTCCATTTCCTCTTATCCTATCCATGATTTTTTTTGTCTTCTCATCCATTTTTAATTTCTTCCCAACAATCCAATTACACCACACATCTATAGTGCTTCTTGCTTCTGGAATAGACCTATATATTCCATGCCACTTTCTCCAATCTGCTATGTAATTATTTGTTTCTGTATCTATTGAATCAAATTCAAACATATCTAAGTTTTTATTCCAGGGTTCTTCCCCAGCTGTATAAGAAATATCATTAAATTTAGTTGTTATTAATTCTGATGGATCACTTAAAGCCATGTTAAAATGTGTGAAATCATGTTTATATATGTTTCTATACCCTAATCTCGAGTTTTCCTATTAGCGCGGAGCGCTTGGGTGGGGGGGGGTGGGGTGGTATAGCATATCCCAGCCCAGCCGAGAGCGGAGCACTAACTGCGGAGCGTCAATAGGGCTGACTAACTTTTTCAAGGAAATTCCGCGCCGACTTCTTGGAGGCGCGTAATAGTTGGGAGGCCATCAATTTACTAAGCCTGCCCTACTTCACTGCTGGGGCAGGATAGCTAAATTTATGGTTGAGCAACCTGTCATCGCAAGGCGGTAGACCTCCTGGGCGAACCTCCTAGGAGAGACCGAGCGGAGACCGCCTTGTCAATAAGCGAGCGAAGCGAGCTTTTTTCCCTTGTTCTTTCAAGGAAAGAAAAGTTTGAAAAAGCGCAGGGTTCTT